GTAGCTCTAAAACTATCTAGGCATTCTTATAACTATAGAGAAGACAATTTATTAGACTGCGTAGCTTATTTAGGCGGTTTAGATAACTATATTAAGGAGAAAAAGAAATGAAAATAACAAAAATTAAAGATGTAAAAACTCCAACCAGAGCAAACACAACAGATGCAGGTGTAGATTTTTTTATACCAAATGATTACAATGGTAAAACTGACCTATCACCTGGAGAATCTTGTTTTATTCCAAGTGGAATCAAGGTAAATGTACCTGAAGGATATGCTTTAATAGCATTTAATAAATCTGGAGTTGCCACTAAAAAAGGATTACATGTAGGAGCTTGTGTAGTTGATTGCGGTTATCAAGGAGAACTACATATAAACTTAACCAATGTAAGTGCAGAATACCAAACAATTGCAGCAGGAGATAAAATAGTTCAGTTTGTACTATTACCACTAGGTGATCCAACCATAGAATTAGTAGAAGAAAATAATTTATATGAATCAATATCCACAAGAGGAGAAGGAGGATTTGGTTCATCAGGAACAAAGTAAAATATGATAACATTAGTAGATAAAATTAAAGATAAAGGTATTAAAATAGGTATTGACGGACTTTCCGGTGCAATATCAAAAAGAATATCAAACCATAACGGGGCATGGGCTCACAAGGTAATGAACCAATGTATAAATGCAGGATATACTGACGTAACAATTTTAGATAAATCAGAAAAACTAAATAGTTACGACGTAATTATACTCTATATGGGTATAAGTTATGAAGGAACACTTAATCTTTTTGGAGGCCTAGGCGATGACTTTTGTAAAAAACTTATTCAACTAGAAAGCTTTCCAGGAAAACTATTATCCTTACAACATGAAATGCCAGATTTGGTAGATATGGTTTCAAAAAGACTTAAAAATAGTTCAACATCTCCTTTAGCCCATATAATAGATTTAGAAGAATTACAAAAAGCAGTTAACAAAACAGAAAAATTTGATATAGTAGAAAAAACCACAAAATTATGTTTTGGTGATAGCCACTCTTTTTCAATGTATCAACCAGGATATATGACTAGTCGTAACGACGGATTAACCCTTTATTCTGTATTAAGAGACGGTTTAAAGGATAAAATACTAGAAAAATCTGGAATAAATACTGAAGACTTAACCCATTTAACATTTTACGCAGGTAATATAGATATTAGACACCACTTATGTAGAAGAGAAGACTATTCTAAAGCTACTGAGGTTATGGTATTATATTTGGCAGATCAAATAAATTGTTTAAATATAAAAAATGTAGAATTAGTGCATGCTCTACCAATTGAAGATGAAAGTAGAAAATTACCTAAAACAGGATATTATAAAGATACTCCATTTTACGGAACATGGGAACAAAGATCAGAAGTTGTAAAAACATTTAATAAAACTATAGATACTGTTTGTGAACTATATGGTTGGACAGCTAAATCATGGCCGTCTAATATATTAAATGATAAAAAACAATTATCGTTTGACGCAATGGAAAAACCTAAAAGTGTTCACTTAAGCAGAGAATATTATAGATGGGATATGGAAAATAATTGCGAAAATAAATACCACAAAAGTGTAGTTTTTTCGTTCTAACTTAGTATTTATATTGGGGAAAATAAAAGTGAAATAATTTTTCCGATTAAAAAAAATTTATTATATTATATAAAATAACAATTAAAGAGGAATCAAAATGGCAAAAAATAGTAAAATTAAAGTAGGAATCATAGGAACAGGAAACTGTGCAAAGTCGCTTGTAGAAGGCGTACAATATTATGCTGAAAATATTAAAGCAGAAACAGGAGTAATGAAAACAGATATTGGAGGTTATTTAGCAGGAGATGTTGAATTTGTAGTAGGGTTTGATATTGACGAACGTAAAACTGGTTTACCATTAGGTGAAGCATTACAACAACGACCAAACTGTGCATGGAATATTGTAGATAATATTGAATCTAAAGCACCAGTATTTGAAGCACCTGTTATCGATGGTTATGCTGGTTTAATGGATAATTATCCTGAAGAAAATAGATTCTTAGTTTCTGAAAAGCTAAGAAATTCTACAGATATGAATAGAGTATCTTGGACCAATAAATTAGAAAGAAAATGGAAAGATACCATAATTAAAGAATTAAAATCAAAAAAAGTAGAAGTACTTGTTAACTATTTACCCGTTGGTTCACAAAAAACTACAGAATTTTGGGCTGAAATTTGTTTAGAAACTGGAATTTCTTTTGTAAATTGTATCCCAGTATTTATTGCATCTGACCCAGCTTGGGAACAAAGATTTATTGATGCTGGTATACCATTAATTGGAGACGATATGCGTTCTCAATTTGGGGCAAGTATTTTATCTCAGATGCTACAAGAATTAGCATTTGAAAGAGGTCACCATGTAAAAGCACACATCCAAAGAAATGTTGGTGGTAATACTGACTTTTTAAATATGGAAGACAAAACCAGATTAGCTTCAAAAAAGATTTCTAAAGAAAATGTTATTAGAGCTCAAAATGAAATTAGAGGTATTTCTACTGAAGATTCATTCCTCCATGCAGGACCTTCTGAATATATTCATTTTTACGGAGATAATAAAGTTGCAAACTTTAGATTAGAGCTTGAAGGTTTTGGCGGTTCTCCAGTATTGTTTGATGCCCAATTAAGTGTTCAAGACAGTCCAAATTCTGCAGGAGTAGTAATAGATGCAATAAGATACTTAAAAGTTGCAAGAGAATTAGGAGTAGTAGGAGCACTAAGAGGTCCATCTGCTTTTACTCAAAAAACTCCACCAGATCAAATGATGTTTTCAGACGCTGTTTATGAATGTACTGAACTAGCAAACAGAAGGTTAACTGAATCTACTTCAAAACAAATGAATAAATAATTATGAAAGTAAACGGATTTGATATTGATGGAGTAATCCATTTAGGAAATGGAATATGCGGCGTAAGACCAGGCCCAAACGATGTAATAATAACTGGCAGAAGCCATGAAGAAGAGCCAGAAACAAAAGCTTTCTTACACAAACATGGTATAAAAAATGAAGTTTATTTTAATCCTTTACCGTTTAAGGTAAAATCTAGAGAATCTTCTGGTACCCATAAAGCTAGAACTTTACAGTGGTTAAAAGAAGTAAAAACTATAGATGTTCAATTTTTCTTTGAAGACGATGAGGTACAAAAAGCAGAAATAGAAAAAAGCTGGAACGGTAAAGTAATACACGTTTCACACGATTTTACTGAAAAAGAAAATGTAAGACACTTAGAGGATTTGCATGCCTAATATTTTAATACCAGCTGGAAGCACAAAAGACCAATCACTCAGAAATTCTATTGATTGGGATGTACTAAAAGATTATGAGCATTTTGTTAAGATGGTTAATAAACGAACACTATTTCAAAAAGGAATATTAGAGTCATACACTCCAACAGACCCAGCTTTGGGATTAGAAGTAGAATATTTTCACCCTTCAATAACTGCAGATGATAGAATGGTGTACATTATGGAAAATATTGTTACTGTGCCAGGACTAAAATGGCAAAACGTTATTGGTAACACTATTATATCTCACTTTTATGGAGCAAGAGGCGTTCATAATGTTTTAACTGGCATTGATGATGATAAAAAAGCCCATATTGATTTTATTCTACTAGGAAAAGAGCAACAACAGTTTAAAGAAACTGGTGAGGTAGGAGAATACACTAAAAAACTTAGAAAAATTGCAGTTGCAGCTAAAGAAAATAAACAAAAAATATGGGGTACAACTGAACTTCATACAAGCATACAAACTGCCGGTAGAAGATTTGTTAATGAATGGTATCTAGGAAATGCTAGACACGACGACAAAGGAACATGGTCAAATGTTTCAGAATGGATAGCATCTTGGACACATAGACCTTCTGGACATAATCCTAAAAAAACAGTTATGACAGGCATGAGAGAAGCAAAAGACCTTTATGAAGGATTTTTATACTTAACAGGCGAAAATATGATTGGAGACTATTACGGTTACCATTGCTCAACATCAAACTCTGTTAATCCAAAATTAAACTTTAGCCATGATTCAAAGTTCGTAGCTCCAGGTCCAGGAGCATGTGAAACTCTAGAATTAATGTTTCCAGGTTTATCTAAAAAAGAAGTACCTTTAGGCGAAAGAGTTGTTTGGATACGAGAAAACCAAAAAGAAATTTTAGATATACAGTTTCATAAAGAATTGTGGAACTATACAACAGAAAATGGTATTAAAATATTTGAAGATGAGCAAAATGAATTAAAATCATACGGTACTGAAGTAAGTCTTTGCCAGTACTCTGTTTACTGCAGGCTTAAAAATAATCCTCACTTAATAAAAAAGAGGAAAGTTGCTAGAGTTGCTCCAAAAGCAAAACCTCAACTACTATTTGAAAAAACAGAAATGGAAGAGGTATTAGTAGGAGAAACTTGTAAAGTTAAAATGATTAAAGAAGAACCATCTTCTATAATTGTTTCAAAAATAAAAACTGCTAAAACTAAAAAAATAACCTTAAACCAACCAAATATAGATTTAATAAAAAGAATAATGTCTTCATTAGGTAATACTTCTATAAGACACGATCAAGTGTTAAAGGTTATTATATCTGAAGGTGGCCACGGATTAAGACTTGACAGCAATTGGAAAGAGAGCTGGGCAATAATGCAAGAAATGGTTAAAGCAAACATGCTAATTAAAACTGGACAATACTACGATCTAAATTGTTAATAACTTTTAACCAAATATTTTTTTATTTCAAATAAATTGTTTATATTACCTATATAAAAATTAAACTATGAGCACATTCAAACTATCAAGAATAACGTCAAAATTTGACAAAGGAATTTATAAAATTTACCAATTTGGCTATGACGAAAACGGAAATTTTACAACTAAGGTTGATAATTTTAAAGATTATTTTTATTATTCTGCAAAACACATTGAAGATATATTAGACATCAAGCAATTTGATTGTAGTGATACTACTATATACAAATCCTTACACGAAGAAGAGGTATATAAAGTTAGTTATACCTCTATAAAAATGAGAAATCAAGTAGGAAAAGATTATCCAGGAAGAATATACGAGTCAGATAAAAGCCCAGAGTTTAATTTTATATTAGATAAAGGATTGGAATGGTCTGATAAAAGAAATATTATGTATTTTGATATTGAAACTTGGTTTGATCCTGAAAATCCAAAAGATAATATGCCTGAAAAAGCAAAACAGCCTATTACTTCAATACAATGCTACGTTCCTCAAGTTGGAAAGTACTTTGTATTTTCTTGGCATCCTGAATATACAAAAGATTACGATGAACCTAAGATAGTTGATGATGGAACTCACGTAATTATGCTTTGCAAAAAAGAAGAAACTGCAATATTAGGTTTTATTAATACATTAAATATGCTAAAAGTAGACGTAATTTCTGGATGGTATTCTGCAGGTTATGACCTTCCATATATAGTAAATAGGTGCAGGGTATTAGGTTTACCATATGAAAATTTATCTCCTATAAAGGATGTCTACATTAGAAAGCGTGGAGAATATTGGAAAGTAAATATCAAAGGACTAGATCATATTGATATGATGGAAGGTGTACAAGATATGGGTTACAATCTACCAAACTATAAACTAGCAACAGCAGTTAAAGAAATTGTTGGTGAAAAAGGGTTAGACAAATTAACAGACGTTACTTGGAAAGATTGGAATACTAATTATAAAGGATTTATAAAGTATGGTATACGTGATGTTGAAATACTTAAGGAAATAAATGATAAAATAAACATTTTTGGCCTATATACAACAATACAAAGTATTGCAAATTTAGATTCTTTAGGTTTAGTTTTTTATAAATCTATGATTGTTGATAACTATATTTTAAAAGAGTTTCACCAAAAACTAATATTCCCAACAAGAAGACATGGAAGAAAACAACAATATGCAGGTGCCATAGTCTTTAATCCAACTGAACCAGGTAAACATGATGACGTAACCGTTATGGATTATACTTCACTTTATCCAACAGCTATGATGGCATTTAATTTAAGTCCAGAAACATTTATAGCATCTGAAAAAGATTGTAAAAAGCTTGGTATAAACATTGAAGAAATAATTGACCAATTAAATAATGATAACATTCCATTTATCGATACTGGCCACGATGATACTCTTTTTGGCGGTAGATACTTATTCTATTCGCAAGAACATAAATTAGGATTATTACCTTATGTATTAAAAAAGCTATTCTTAAAGAGGGTTGAAATAAATAGAGCATTAAAGGCTGGTGAATACACTGGTGATGATGTTGTAGCAATGGAAAAAAGACAATGGGCTTATAAAATTATATTAAACTCTGCTTATGGTGCTATGGGCTTTAATCAGTTTAGATTATACAAGCCAGAAGTAGCAGATGCTATTACATATTTTGCAAGACAGGCTCTTAAATTTGCAGTATTAAAATTTAATGAATATGGACACAAAACTCTTTACGGAGATACGGATTCAATATTTGTAAAATCAGCTGGCAATACTGCAAAACAAATGGAAAGTCAATTAGAAGTATTTAATGAAGCATTAAAGGAAGAATATGTTAAAAAATATAATCCTAAACTTCAAGACGAATACATGCTAATGGATTTAAAATTTGAATATGACATGGAAAAAATATACTTTGGTAATTCAAAGAAAAGATATTATGGAATAGTAAGAGATACTGGATACAAGTATATTAGAGGTATGAATATTATTCGTAAAGATACGCCAGAATTTATGAAAGGAGCAATGAATAAAATTGCAGAATTAGCAGTTAGAGATGGTTTAGATATTAGACACTTATTAGCATTAAGAAAAAAAGTAGAATCTGTTGGATATAAAGAAATAGGTATATCAAAATCATTTACTAGAAGATTTAACGAGTATGTAAAAACAATGCCACAACATGTAAAAGCTTCAGTATGGGCAAATGATAGATTAGAAACTACAATTAAAAATACTGATAACCCATACCTATTCTATATTAAAAGTAACTGTGAAGAAGATACTAAACCCAGAGATAGGCAAACGGCAATATGTCTCAATGAAGAAGACCTAGATTTAATAGGAAAAAGAAAAGATATATTTGAATTAGACTATGAAATATTTTTTAAGAAACAGGTATTAGACCAGCTTAAAGAATTTAATAAAATAGATAATGTTAAAAATATATTAGAAGAATATAACGAAATAATAAAAGAAAAAGCAACAATATAATGTTTTAAAATTATATTTATATTAGTAAATTAAACAGTTATGAATAAAAACAATAATGGAGGTTATGATATGGTAGAACCAATCAGAGGAAAAGTGGCTATTAAACAATTAGATCCGGAAGAAATGACTTCTGGAGGAGTTATCTTACCAGATATTTCACAAGAAGGTATAAGTAGAGGAGTTGTAAAGGCAGTAGGCCCTGCAGCATATAATTTTGGAACGCTAATAGAACCAATGGTAAAGGTTGGAGATATTGTAGCATATCCTAAAAGAGGAGCATATACTGTAGAAATGGAAGAAGGTGACATCTTAATAATCAGTGAAATAGATTTATTTTGTATAATTAAAAGAGGAGAAAATAATGGCTAAAGAGTTAACTTTTGATTCAAGCGCTAGAAAATCGCTAAAAAATGGTGTAGATAAATTATCTAAAGCCGTAGAAACAACACTTGGACCTAGAGGTAGAAATGTTGTAATAGAGAAAGAATATGGAGAATACCACTCTACAAAAGACGGAGTTACTGTTGCAAAATCAATTGAACTTGAAGACGCACTAGAAAATGCAGGTGCTCAAATTGTAAAGGAAGTTTCTCAACAAACAAATGATGAGGCAGGAGATGGAACAACCACTGCAACAGTACTAGCAGCATCTATAATCGATCAAAGTTTTGCAGCAATTGAACAAGGATCTCATCCCATAGAACTAAAGCGAGGAATAGATAAAGCTGTAAAGGATATTGTAAAGTCTTTAAAAAACAGTAGTAAAGAAATTAGTTCTGAGGACGATATTAAAAACGTCGCAACAGTTAGTGCAAATAATGATACAGAGGTTGGTAATTTAATTTCAGAGGCAATTTCAAAGGTTGGTAGAGAAGGAGTTGTTACCGTTGAAGAGTCCCAAACAGGAGATACTAGACTAGAAATGGTTGAAGGTATGCAGTTTGAAAGTAAATACTTATCGCCATATTTTATTACAAATAATACTGATATGAGGGTAGAATTAGAAAATCCTTGGATTTTATTATATGATAAAAAAATTACATCCATTAAAGATATTGTAAAGGTATTAGAGGCAGCGATACAACAAAATAAGCCATTACTTATAGTAGCTGAAGATATAGATGGTGAAGCTTTAGCTGGACTTATTGTAAATAAAATTAGAGGCACGTTAAAGGTTGCAGCTGTAAAAGCACCAGGCTTTGGTGAAAAGAGAAATCAATACTTAGAAGACATTGCAGCTTTAACAGGTGGTACGGTTGTATCTTATCAAAGAGGTATGAGACTTGATAAAATTACCCCGGAAGTTTTCGGCACCGCGGCAACAATCACTATTGATAATAAGAAAACAACTATTGTAGATGGAGCTGGAACAGTTGAGGCAATTGAAGAAAGAATAAATTTAATAAAACACGATATTGATAATTCATCTTCTAATTATGATAAAGAACAAAACCAAGAAAGATTAGCAAAGCTTGCTGGTGGAGTTGCAATTTTAAGAATTGGAGCTCAATCTGAAATAGAAATGAAAGAAAAGAAAGATAGAGTTGAAGATGCCCTTAATGCAACAAGAGCTGCTCTAGATGAAGGAATAGTTTCTGGTGGTGGTATAGCTCTAATGTCATGCTATGAGCCAAATTCTAATTTTGATAATGAGCATCAACAAACCGGAGCAAACATAGTAGCTAAGGCGTGTAGCGCACCTTTTCAAAGAATAATGGAAAATTGTGGACTTAATCCAGAATTAATATGGAGTAAAATAGAAAATGCAGGAGAAAATCAAGGTTTTGACGCTAGAACAGAGAAAGTTGTAAATATGTTTGAAGCTGGAATCATTGACCCTTGTAAGGTAACTAGAACTGCCCTTGAAAAAGCAGCTTCTGTTGCTGGAACACTATTAACTACTGAATGTGTAATAACAAATCTTCCTGGAGAGGAAGGCAAAGAACCTCCAATGGCTGGCGGTGGCTTTGGAATGATGTAAGGAGAAAAATATGGAATCTTTAACAGGAGGAAACGGTAACTTAAAGGAAGAATTAGCTAAAAATCTAGCTGGATTACAATTAAAAGATTTAGACGCTGTAGAATGTGAAAATTGTGGTAATCCAACATTTCAACAGGTTACTTTATTGCGAAAAATATCACCAGTAATGAACCCAACTGGTAAGGCAGGATTTTTACCTATACCTATTTATCAGTGTGCTAAGTGTGGTCATATTAATGAAGAACTAATGCCTAAAACAGATGTCTAAAATAGAAGATTCAGTTTGTAAAAAAATTCTTGATAGGGCAAAAGTTGGCAAAGAAAAATATGGAGTCACAATGGAGCGTGACGATCTAAACTTTACACAGTGGATGACCCATCTACAAGAAGAGCTCATGGACGCAATAGTCTATATAGAAAAAGTTATTAACAATAAAGATTCTGGTGAAAAATAAATTCACCAGAATTTTTTTATGTGGTAAAAAATGATTATATTACCTATATAAAAATTAAACTATATGCAATTAAAAACACCATATGACTATGCAGTTAAAGCAAGAAAGATGGGTAAGAAGACAATTTCTTACTCTCAGATAAGCAAATATACAAATTGCCCTCTTTCTTGGAAACTTGATAAGATAGATAAACATCAAAGATTTGAGCCAAATATGTTTTTAGTATTTGGAACAGCATTTCACGAAACTTTTCAATTATACTTAGATACAATGTATAACGAAACAGCAACAGCGGCCGATAAATTAGACTTAAATAATATATTAAAAGATAAAATGTCAAAAGATTATTCTGAAAGAGTTGCTGAATTAGATGGCCAACACTTTAGTAACCCAGAAGAAATGCAAGATTTTTATTCTGACGGTATTGCAATATTAGACTGGTTTAAAAAGAGAAGAGGCCAATATTTTTCAAAAAAGTATACTGAATTAGTTGGTATTGAGATGCCAATATTTAGTGAAGTAGAATATAATGATAAAGTAATGTTTATGGGCTTTATGGACTTAGTAATGAAAGAACATGACACCATAAAAATTATAGATATTAAAACTTCATTCATGGGTTGGAAAGATAAAAAGAAAAAGAAAGAAGGAAACCAACTTAGACTATATAAAAAATATTTTTCAGAACAGTATGGCACAGATATTAAAAACATAGATGTAGAATATTTTATTGTTAAAAGAAAATTATATGAAAACTGTGATTTTCCACAAAAAAGAATACAAAAATATAATCCTTCTTCAGGAAAACCATCAATAAATAAAGTTGACAAATTACTAAAAGAGTTTGTAGAACACGTGTTTAATAAAGACGGTTCTTATAATAAAGAAGCAGAATATCCAGCATATAAAAATGATTGCACATATTGTCCGTTCAAAAAAGAACATGACTTATGTCCACCTAAAAATAGAAAGATAAAGGAACTAGCATGAAAAGATTATCAGACTACGTAGGAAATACACCTCTTATTCCAATAAAATTAGAAGATAAAACTATTTGGGGAAAAGCCGAGCTAATGAATCCAGGCGGAAGTGTAAAGGATAGAATGGCAACATTTATTCTTAATGATGCTGAAATGAGAGGTTTAATTAAGAAAGGCGATTATCTTTGTGAAGCAACCTCTGGTAATACTGGAATATCTTTTGCAATGTTAGCAGCCGAAAGAGGATATAAGATGGTAATTATTATGCCTAGAAACATGAGCATTGAACGCAAGCAAATGTTCCGTTTTTACGGAGCAGAATTATACCTAGCTTCAGACGGAGATTTTGATGGTGCAATAGAACTAAGAGATAAACTTTGTAAAGAAAATGGTTGGTTTAATTGTAATCAATTTCATAATCAACTAAATATAGATGCTCACTATATAGGTACTGGTCCAGAAATTTATAATCAATATAAAGAAGAAAATGGTGAAGATAAACAGCCAGATGTACTTATAATGGGAACAGGAACAGGAGGAACTATAATGGGTGTTGGTAAATTCTTAAAAGAAATGTGGCCTAAACTTAAAATTGTAGCAGTTGAACCTGCAGAATCTCCAGTAATGAGTGGTGGAGAACCAGGACTTCACGGAATACAAGGCATAGGAGATGGAAGTAAATTTTTAGTAAATCTTGATTTCATAGACGAGATAGTAACCATACCAACAGAAAATGCAAAAAAATACGCTAGGAATTTAGCTCATAAAGGTATATTTGTAGGAGTAAGTGCTGGCGCTAATGTTATGGCTGCAGATCAATGGTTAAAAAAGAATAATAAACAAAATGCTATTACAATACTTTGTGATAGAGGTGAAAGGTATTTTAGTTGTCTATAAAAAAGAAATATCCAGACAATATAGTCTATAATTATGAAACAGGTGAGTTTGATGCACATAAAAAAGCTTATCCTACTTCTGTAAATGGCCAAAAGTTTGAACCACTAAAGGTAGATAAGAGTTCTGTAGCCGACGCAAATCACTATTTTGAATCTAAATTAAATGAGTTAAAGGAAGAGTATAAAAAGCTTATTGATGAATATAATTGGACAAGTTTAGTATATGCTGCAAAATATAGTTTTCAACCAATAGTCGGTAAACCATATTATCTTTACGCAGGACCAGATAAACAAATATTCTTAAGCCTTATAGAACCAGACCAATGGAAACAAAAATATATTGCTACATTTAAGTTATTAAATAATGGTAAATGGGAAAAAATATGAAAATAGGTATAATTGGAAGTAGTATCTATGAAAATAAAAGAAAAATAAAAGAAACAATTTTTAATCTTAGCAAGCGATTTAATGAAGATTTAATTATATTTAGTGGTGGTGATTCTAATGGAGCTGAAAAATACGTAAAAAAATATGCATTAGAATTAGGTTGTAAATACATTGAAGTCAATCCAGCGCACACTCAAAAAAATCTATACTCATACATGAGAAAAGAATGGTATGGAAAAGATTATTCAGTAAAGCACTACCATACTAGAAATAAAATTTTAGCTAAGTCTGTTGATAAACTAATAGCTTTTGTGGCAGAAGGAGATAATCCAACATCAACCGCTAGTGTAGTTAAGTATGCATTAAAACTTAATAAAAAAGTTGTTGTGATAACTTAGTTTTTTTATGTATATACATATATTTATATATACAAAAGGAGAATAGTTATGGAAAAAGTAAAATTGACGTCTGTTAAGGTTAACATAAATGAACAATATAAGTTTAAGAAAATTTGTCTAGAAAATGGAATGAATTTTCAAAAGTTGGTAAATAGAGCACTTTACTTATATAACAGCAATAGTAAATTTAAAGAAAAAATAGAAAAAACGGTTATTACTGAAAAATACTAAAGGAGAAAAAGGTTATGAGCATTAAATTACCAAAGCTAAAAAAAGTAGATTTTAATAGAGAAAAAAAGAAAAAAATCTTATTGTTATCAGACGATTTAAGATTACATTCTGGTGTAGGTACAATGAGTAGAGAAATTGTATACAATACATGTCACAAATATGACTGGGTTCAAATTGGAGGAGCAATAAAACACCCAGATAAAGGTAAAAGAATTGATGTAAGTGAAGAGGTAAGATCTAAGACTAAAGTTTCTGATGCTAGTGTTGTAGTTTATCCATTTGATGGATATGGAAATGCAGAAATACTAAGACACCTAATACAAACCGAAAAACCAGATGCAATTATGCATTTCACAGATCCTAGATTTTGGGGTTGGCTATATCAAATGGAACATGAAATTAGACAAGAAATGCCTTTGATATATTTAAACATATGGGATGATTTACCTTATCCTCATTGGAATGAACCATTTTATGAATCTTGCGATCTTTTAATGGCAATATCAAAACAAACTTACAATATAAATAATCAAGTTTGCCAAAGAAAACCTAGAATTGAAGGTTTAGACCTAACATATGTTCCTCATGGAATAGACCATAAAGAATTTTATCCAATTGATATAAACCATCCACAATTTACAGAGCTTTGCAAATTTAAGCAAGAAATAATGAAAGGGGAAGATCCAGAGTTTATATTATTTTTTAATAGTAGAAATATTAGAAGAAAAGGTCCTGCAAATTTATTATTAGCATATAGACTGTTTTGTGATTCAATAGGTGAAGAAGCAAAAAATGTTTGCCTTTTACTACACACCGATAGAGTAGATAACAACGGAACAGATTTACCAGCAGTAAAAAATGCTCTTTGCCCAGATTACAGTGTTAAATTTACTTCTGGAAAATTTGATACTAAACATTTAAACTTCTTGTATAATATATCAAGTTTAACGTGCCAACCAAGTTCTGCAGAAGGATTTGGTTTAAGTGTGTGTGAATCTTTAATGTCAGGTACTCCAATAATGGCTACAGTAATAGGTGGCTTACAAGATCAAATGGGTTTTATGAAAGATGATGGAACATATTTAACTGTTAAAGATTATAGTGATGAATTTCCATCTAATAGTAATTGTAAGTATACAAAACATGGAGAATGGGCATTTCCACTCTGGCCACAATTAACTTTACAAGGTTCTCCGGCTACTCCATATATTTATGATTCTATACCAAATATTAAAGATATTGCAAATGTAATGAAAGATGCATATTCTCTAGGTGAAGATGAGCTAAATAAGAGAGGCTTACTAGGTAGAGAATTTGTAACGTCAGAAGATTCGATGATGACTGCAGAATGGATGGGTAAAAATGTTATATCATCAATTGAAAAACTATTTGAAAACTTTAAGCCTAGAAAAAGGTTTGAACTATTTGAAACAGATGAACCAGAATTAACTTACCCACAGGGTATAATTTTAGAAAAAATTTAAGGGGTTATATTATGAAAAAATTATTAGTACTACAAGGACCAGCAAGTTCTAGATCAGGTTATGGAGATCACACAAGAGATATATTAAAGTCATTAATTGCTATGGACAAATTTGAAATAAAAGTTGTCGATCTTAGATGGGGAGATTGCCCTAGAAATGGAATTAGTAAAAATGATGAACACTTAAAAAAATATTTTTTAACTGCAAACTTAACAAGACAGCCAGACGTATTTATTCAAGTTTCTGTTCCAAATGAATTTATGAGAAGAGGAAAATACAACATTGGAATAACCGCAGGAATGGAAACAACGGCAGTTTCTCCTAAATGGGTTCAAGGATCAAATGTTATGGATTTAATAATAGTTCCTTCAGAACACTCAAAGGAAACGTTAATAAACTCTTTGTATGATACAGTAGATAAACGAACAAATCAAAAAACCGGTACTCTTCAAGTTCAAAAACCAGTAGAAGTATTATTTGAAGGAGCAGATATTTCAATATTTAATGATACACCTATAAAATCTATTGAAGTAGATAATCAATTGAAATCTATAAAGGAAGATTTTTGCTTTTTGTTTGTAGGTCACTGGCTACAAGGCGGACATGGTCACGATAGAAAAGATCTTGGAAAGCTTATTGAAACATTTATTACTACATTTAAAAATAATCCTTCCTCTACTAGGCCAGCTCTAATATTAAAAACTAGTAGTGCTACATTTAGTGTTATTGATAAACTTGAAATGATTAAAAAAATCAAAAAAGCAAAATCAAAAGCAGGTTTAACAAATACACCAAACATATACCTACTTCACGGAGACTTAACACAGGAAGAACTAAACTATTTATACAATCACAAAAAAGTAAAGGCTCATGTTAGTTTTACAAAAGGAGAAGGATTTGGTCGACCATTATTAGAAGCCAGTTTAAGTGGAAAGCCTGTTATTGCTTCAAACTGGTCAGGACACATTGACTTTTTAAAACATTCAACTCTTTTACCAGGACAGCTAATAAATGTAGACAAATCAGCTTGCTGGAAAGACGTAATTATACCAGAGTCAAAATGGTTTACTGTTAATTACATATATGCTTCAAAGGTATTGAAAGACGTATTTAAAAATTATAAAAATTACACAACAGAGGCAAAAAAACAATCTAAATTTTCCAAAGACAATTTTTCAATAGAATTAATGAAAGAAAAATTTATTGAAATAATTAATAAACACATTACTGAAGAAGTTGAATTAAAACTTCCCCAGCTTAAAAAACCGGAATTAAAACTTCCAAAATTAAAAAAGGTAAACTCATGAATATAGATACAACTGAAAAAAGTCCTTTTACTGGTAAAACATCTGTAGTTGTTGAAGAAGTAAATGGTATAGAAACTAGAATATGCATAGACACTGGATTTACTACAAATTCAGAATATAAATTAGGATCAGATGCAGTAGAAAAATTTGAACAATCTACGGCAGAAATAATTAGAAAGCTAAGACACGTTGACGAAGACTTACAACAATATTGGTACCCCACAACAGTCATGTTTTCTACTGGAATAATATATCCAGTAGGTTCAGAAGAAGAATGGGAATGGAGTTATGCGCCAATAGTAGAACTTTCGAAAGAAGAACAAAAAGATTATCCTATTCCTGGTCAGAAAGGTAAATATTATGAAACAAGACTAGCAACAGAACTTGCTGAAAATTATCCTTCTTCTGACTTTAGGGCTGTTTGTAAAAGGGTTGGGTTGGCAAAAGACGTGGCTAATGCATAATGGGTTTTTTATCTCAACATAGGGTTAATCAAGATAGAAAAAGATCTGTAAGCTTACGGTTGGCTGACCTGCAAAAAGGAATGATTATTGAAGCTAAATACGCATCAATGACAAATGAAGGTAAAAAAGGAAAACCAAATATTTATATGTTTTTAATACTTAACTCTAGCTACAAAACACCTGGTACTTTGCTGCCAAAGGTACATGCTTTAAGTATGGATTCGTTTTCCCCTCAAGTTTTAAATAAAATGGCTGAAGATATTGGTGTTAGATATATACCCAAGTTTCAAAAAACAATAGGATTAGACGTACCAAAATTAATTATGGAGCAAAGTAGCCGTAGGTTTTATAGTCAAAAAATTAGGAGAGAAATAAAAACAAAATATGAAAATAGTTATAGAACACTTTTACCAAAGAATTTTTCTCAGATTAGACTTGTCGATTATAAATTTAACAGGTCAATCATAAAAAAATTTTTAGGCGAGGAATAAAACATGAAAATAAGTTATGCTATACCAGTTTGGAATGAGCTGGTTGAATTAAAACGGTTATTAAATTTTTTAGTAAAAACAAAAAAACAAGAAGATGAAATTGTTATATTGTTTGACTCGGAAAACGGATCTAAAGAAGTAGAAGAATTTTTACGAGCAAAATCAGTAAACAATCCAGACTTTCAATGGTATTCTAATCCGTTAAATAAAGATTTTGCACAACAAAAAAATTACCTAACAAAAATGTGCACAGGAGATTGGATATTCTTAATAGATGCAGATGAATACCCAGATGAATATTTATGTTTTGCTCTACATTCATTTATAGAACAAAATCCTGACGTAGAAGCCTATTGGGTATCTAGGATAAATACAGTTAGTGGGTTAACTAAAGAACACGTTACAAAATGGCGTTGGGTTGTTAATAAAAACGGATGGGTAAACTTTCCAGATAAACAATTAAGAATATATAAAAACGATCCAGAAAGAATTAAATGGACTAAACCTGTACACGAACAATTAGTAGGATATACTAAATATGCATCATTACCTGGAAACGAAGAGTATTGTTTACACCACCCTAAACAAATTGATAGACAAGAAAGACAAAATAAATTTTACGAGGAAATATAGTGAAAAATATAGTATTCATACCGTATATAAAAAGGCAAGAGTCTTTAGGAAACTCTGGTGTTGCAAAGCCTAGGTGGGATGGCGGATATGACTATGGAATATCTTCTTGGGAAAATTGGTGCAATAAAAATAATTGCCAACTTTTTATAATGGACGAACCCATGTTACCAGAATCAGAAATGTTAATAACTTGGCAAAGATGGAATGTTTTAGAAATACTAGAAAGTAATGAAATAAAATACGATCAAGTATTAATTGTAGACGCAGATAGTATAGTTCACCCAGATTGCCCAAACTTTTTTGAATTAACAGGTGGTAAATTTACTTCACAATTAACTGATGGTTGTTATGAATGGGTCAATAGAGCAATTAAAGGGTATTCAAATACATTTTTTAATAAAGAAGCATGTTTAAAACCTTATGAATTTTTCCAAACCGGTTTTGTAATTGTAAATAAAACACATAGAAAATTTTTTAATAAAGTATTTGAATTTTATAATAAGCATAAGGATGATATTATTTCTTCATATGATACACACAGAACAGGTAGTGATATTTCCCTTTTAAATTGTTTAAGAAAAGAATTTGGAGTAGAATTAAATATTTTACCAAGAGAATTTAGTATAATGGACGTTACACGAAAAAATTTATTATACTTTGAGCCTCATCAATGGTGGCCAGACGATTTAACAAATCTATTTAATTCTGGGTGGATATATCAATTTACATCTATAGGAGAAAATAGTATGGGAAGGGATAGAAAATATTGGATGGAAAGAATTTATAAAGAACTTTACTAGGATTTTTCCGATTAAAAAAAAATTATTATATTAGTTATATGAAAACGTACAACATATTCTTTATATTGAATAGTCCGTATTTTACTTTTGGCAAAATACTACTTAAATCAATTTATAAAAATTGCAAACAACACAATATTAAAAAAATTTATATCTTAAATACTGGATTATCTGAATCTGAGCTATCATTTTTAAATGGCTTTGATAAAGTAGAAGTATTAAATTCTGGATTAGATACTAATTTTTCAAACGGAAGTTGGGGAGAAGATTGGCATACAAATATATCTTTAAAATTAAGAGTACTTGGAAGTATAGTTGAACAAGTAAATGATCCAGTCATGATGATTGATGGAGATTGCATGGTAATGAAAGACCTAGTAAATTTAATAGATAAAGGTGGAGATATACAACTATGCTACAGAGGTAAAACAAACCCCGATAATCCTTATCTAGGATCTTATGTTTGTATTGTAAATAATAAACTTGGTAAATTGTTTATAGACGATTGTGTTTTTGAAATGGAAAATTTGGCTGATAGATGGTTAGATGGTAAACTATGGCCTAAGGAAAGTCTATCGATTGGCAAAGTAGCAACTAAAAATAGTAGAAAAATAAACATAGCTGATTTTAGTCTCTCTGAAGTATCCGAGTTTAATTATGAAAACATAAACGATTGTACTATAGTACATTTTAAAGGAAAAACACATTCGTTTAGTCAAGAAGAACTAATAAAAACAAGAATATATGACAGAGGTTTTGGACCTTATGTAGAGGAGTATCTAAATGACTAATATATTATATCTTTGTGACAAGTATTATTATCTTCAAAAAATGTCAAGAGTAAGGTTTCATTCTATGGAAGCAGTTTCTAGATTAACAAACGTAACTTGGTGGGGCCCAAATTGGGAAGGATGGCAAGAAGGTGGAATATCTAAAAATATAAAAAATTTAGATATGGACATAGATTTAATAGTTGTATATAAACCTTTAGAAATGGGAAACGACTGGAAAGATATAACTATTCCAATATGCCTTAGATATAACGAAACATACGATCAAGAATGGACAAAAAAAGAAATTGTAGATTCAAATGCATCGTTAGTAATTTTTCACCATGAAAATGATTTATTTGGTAATATAGAAGATTATAAAAAAATGTTACCAAATGTACAATTTGAATATGTACCTCACTCAGCCGAAAATACAGTTTTTAAAGAGTATCCTGAAGTTAAAAAAGACTGGGATATACTACTAGTAGGAGCCTTAGGATATACTTCTAAAGTTGGCCAACACTATCCAATAAGAGATAGAATGGCAACTTTACTAAATAAATTTCCTAAAAAATATAAAGTTAGTAGATATAGTAGACCTCCTGGCAGGTCAGATGACGCATATAAAAATCATTCAGCAATTGAATTTGCTAAAGTAATAAATTCTACCAAAATATGCATAACAGACAGTGGTGCACCAAAGTCTAGATTTGGAAAATATGTAGAGATACCGATGTGCGGTACGGTTATTGCTGGAGATATACCAAACGATGATTCTGACAACTTTAGAAATTTTGTTATAGAAATAGATAATGATATGTTAGACGAACAAATAATATCTAAAATAACTGGCTATCTTGATGATTCTGAAAAGTTAAATAATATGATAACAACCGGACTAAATTGGAGTAAAGAATATACCCAAGAAAAGTATGCTGAAAGGTTTGTAGATAAAATAAAAAATTATGCCCGAAATAGTTAGAAATATATTTGAAGACTATGTCAAAGACAGGTTTGATTTAGAGGATTGTATTGCTGTAAATAGTGGAACAAGCGCTTTAATAGCTACTCTATGGTCAATGGATTTTAAACCTGGAGACGAAGTAATTACTACTCCATTTACTTTTATAGCAACCACAAATGCCATATTAATATCAGGAGCAACTCCAGTGTTTGTTGATATTAAAGAAGAAGATTATTTAATTGATGTATGGAAAATAGAAGATGCTATAACTGAAAAAACTAAAGCAATAATACCGGTTCATTTGTACGGTAGAGTATGTTCAATGGATAAAATAAACCAACTTGGTAAAAAGTATAATGTAGCAGTCATAGAAGATACTGCTCAAGCTTTTGGTAGAGTATACAAGGAAAATAAGTATGCTGGAATGGTTTCAGACTGTGGAACTTTTTCATTTTATAAAACTAAAAACATATCAACTTTTGAAGGAGGTATGGTGTGTATACCTAAAAATTCAAAGTTAAATTCAAAAGCAATACGTTCAATATGCAATCAGGGTCAAGTTGGTAAATATAACCATGAATACGTAGGATTTAATTTTAGATTGGCTGAGCCTTTGTGCTTGATGGCGCTAGAACAAATGAAATTACATATGACAGGAATAAAAGCAGAACTAGGTTTACGTGGGCCAGATCAAGGCCACTATCCTAATGTTGTATATGAACAACCAATATATAAAAAGTTAGGTATATCTGGCAATTGCCCAAAAGCTGAAAAAATTGCAAAAAAAATAAGGGATAGAAAATGAAAATTATTTGTATCATACCGGCAAGAGGAGGAAGTAAAGGAATTCCAAATAAAAATTTAATTGAATTAGATGGATTACCTTTAGTTTGTCATTCAATAAAACAAGCGCTTGCCTCAGAATGGATTTCAGATGTATACGTTTCTTCTGATAGTGATGAAATATTAGAAACATCTATTAATTGCGGAGCATTAGGTATAAAGAGACCAATCGAAATATCTGGAGACAAAGCTTCACCGGAAGAAGCTCTCAAACACGCACTAAATGATATTGGAGATGTCGATTATGTTGTATATTTACAACCAACTTCTCCATTAAGAGAAGTTATTGATATTGACCAATCCATTTCAACGACTCTTCTTGGAGAATATGACTCAGTATTTTCAGCAGTTGAATTAGGAGATATGTTTGTTTGGCATCAAAAAGAAAACGGGTTAACTTCAATAAATTATGACCACGACAATAGAAAAAGAAGACAAGATATTAAAGAAGAATATTTTATAGAAAACGGCTCAATATATGTATTTAAGCCTAGTGTTCTACTAAAATACAATAATAGGATTGGAGGAAACATAGGAAAATATGTTATGGGTAAAAATAAACTTTTAGAAATTGATGACATGGAAGATTATCTTCTTTGTAAATATTATTTGGAGACAGGAATATGGAAAGACTAGTTTGGTGGAATGGAGAATTCGTTAAAGAAAGCGAAGCTAAAATATCAATATATGATTCAGCGCTAATGTTTGGCGATATGATTTTTGAAATGACAAGGTCGTTTAACAAAAAGCAGTTTAAGTTGAGAGAACATCTTGAAAGATTATATCAATCAGCAAAGCACATACATCTAGACATACCAATAACTATAGATGAAATGGAACAGGCAGTCTATGATACAATAGAAGCAAACGAGCATCTATTTGGTGATGATGACGAACATAGAATAATGATTGATATTTCTAGAGGATTACTTGGAATATATGAAGCAAATGTTAGAGGAGTTAAACCTGGTCCTAATGTGATTATAGCTGACTTTCCCTTACGATGGACAGTTTCAGCAATGGCCCACCTTTTTGATTCAGGAATAAATGCTGTAATACCCTCTCAAAGAAATATTCCAGCAGATTTATTAGAACCAAAGGTTAAAAATAGAAGTAGAATACACTATTTAATGGCAAATATAGAAGTATCTAAAATGAAAGGAAAAGATAATTGGGCTTTACTATTAGATCCGGACGGGTATATATCTGAAGGAACAGACGACAATTTCTTTATAGTTAAAGACGGAGTAATAATAACTCCAGAAGGAAGAAATATATTAAGGGGAATAAGTAGAGATTACATATTTGAATTAGCAGACCAGCTTGATATACCATGTGTAGAAAGAAACATAGAGCCATATGATGTAATGTTTGCAGATGAAGCATTTATGACTGCAACGCCATTTTGTATCTTACCAGTTACAAGATTTAACCATAATCCTATAGCAGATGGCAAAATGGGAGAGATAACTAATTTATTACTAGATACATGGAGTGATAACGTAGGGGTTGATATTGCAGGACAAATAAAATCATACGCAAAAGATGCAGATTCAAACTCACCAACGCCATACGAATTTAAAAAATGAAACTAGGAATATTACAAGGAAGATTATCTCCTCCAGTTGGAGGATTTCAGGAATTTCCAAAAGATTGGGAAAGAGAGTTTAGAATAGCCGATGAATTAGGCCTAAGCCACATTGATTGGTTGGTGACAAAGAATTGTACAATAGAATCTAATGCACTATTTAATTGTACCTTACGCGGTCTTCCAATAGGTAGTATTTGTGCAGATAATCTAATAGATAAAAAGATAACAGATCCATCTTTTCTATTTAATAATTTACATCCTATTTGTAAAAATGCAATTAAAAATCGCATAGATACAATAACAATACCGTTATTAGAGGAATCAGATGTATCCGATGTGACCACTAGAAAGGCATTTATTAGTAATATGAATAGTTTTGCAATAACATATTATCCAGAACTAATATTTTCATTTGAAATAGAATCTTACGAAGAAGCAATATCAGACGTAATAAACAGTAATGATAACTTTAGACTAACATATGACACTGGAAATATGACCTCACTAGGAATTTCACACGAATATTATTTAGATAAATTTATTGGAAAAATAGATACAGTCCACTTAAAGGATAGAACATTTGATGCAATGACAGTAGGACCAGGAAAAGGAAAAACAGATTTTAAGTTTATACTTGACTATTTATCAATGAAGAAAGATATAAATTATACTATTCAAACAGATAGAGGAGAATCAGGAAATGAGGTTGACACAATAGTTTCTCATAAAAACTTCTTTAAAAGTTTTACCGATTAAAAAAAATTTATTATATTAACATATACAATAACAAAATAGGAGAAAAAAAATGACGTACATCATAGCAGAAATAGGAATCAACCATAACGGTGACTTAAGTTTAGCAAAATCTTTAATTAAGTCTTCAGCAGAAGCTGGCTGCAATGCAGTAAAGTTTCAAAAAAGAACAATAGACTTAGTTTATACAAAAGAAGAACTAGCAGCCCATAGAGAATCACCATGGGGAACTACAAATAGAGAACAAAAAGAAGGTTTAGAGTTTAGCTTAGAACAATACAAAGAATTAGAATCATATACAAATACTCTTGGACTAGATTTTATTGTTTCGTGCTGGGATACTAAAAGTATTAAAGACATAGAAAATACATGTAATGTATCTTACCATAAAGTTGCATCTGCATTGGCAACAGACAAAGAATTTTTAGAGCAATTAGTAGCTACTGAAAAACCTGTAATACTATCCACTGGAATGATGACAACAGCTGAAATTGACGCAGCAGTACATATTCTAGGAGATAGTTTAGAATATATCTTAGCTTGTACAAGTACATATCCAACAAAAGCTGAAGAAATGAATTTAAGCCATATAAAAACTTTAAAAATAAGTTATGACAATAAAAAGATTGGTTTTTCTAATCACTATAACGGATTAGATGCCTGTGTAGGTGCTACAGCTCTTGGAGCAGAATGTATAGAATTTCACGTAACACATGATAGAACAGACTATGGTTCAGACCAGGCAGCATCTATAGAAAATATTGGTGGAATGGTACAATCAATAAGAAACATGGAACAAATGCTTGGTGATGGAAGAAAAGTTGTATATGAAACAGAAAAACCAATTGCAGCAAAACTTAGAAAAGTTAACAATATAGTAGAATAGTTATGGAAAATTTATTTGATTTAACAGGAAAAACTGCCTTAGTAACAGGAGCAGGAGGATTATTAGGACCAAAACATGCAGAAGCACTATTAGAGTATGGAGCAAATGTTGTATTGACAGACTGGCACGAAGACAAAGTTGAAAAGGTAAGTGCAGATCTAAATGATAAATATGGAAAAGGTAGGACTAGTTTTTATTGTATGGACGTTACCAATAAAGAAATGGTACAAGGAGTTGCTGATAAACTAGAAAGAGTAGACATTTTAATAAATAATGCAGCAAAAGATCCTAAACCTAAGAAAGGAGATTCCTTGTCTCCAATATCTAGATTTGAAGTAATGAGTGAAACTTTTTGGAAAGACGGAATTGATGCCGCAATGAATGGTACTTTTATATGTTCTCAAGTCTTCTCTAATAAAATGCTAGAAACTGGAGGAGGGGTAATATTAAATATAGCTTCTGATTTAGGTGTGATAGCTCCAGACCAAAGAATATATAGACAAGAAGGACTCTCTGAAGATATGCAAAATGTTAAACCCATAACTTATTCAGCTGCAAAGTGGGCAATTGTAGGAATGACTAAGTATTTATCTGTTTATTTTGCAAAAAGAGGAATTAGGGTTAATTGCTTAAGTCCTACTGGAGTTGAAAATGGCTATCCTGAAGATTTTGTTAAAAAATTGACAAACATTATTCCTATTGGAAGAATGGCAGACAGAAATGAATACAAAGGAGCCGTTGTGTTTATGTGTTCAGATGCAAGCTCATACATGACAGGTGAAAACGTTGTTATGGATGGAGGAAAAACTGTATGGTAATAGCTGAAATAGGTTTAAACCATTTAGGAGACTACAAAGAAGTAAAATCATATCTGAATACTTTATTAAATACAAAGGTTGAAGGAATAGAATTTCAAGTTAGAGATTCAATATTCTATGCTAGACCGGAAAAAAAAGATTTAGAGCTAAACCAGCAAGAGTATATAGATATATGCCAACAGATAAAAGATTCTGGAAAAAACTTTGGAGTAGCACTCACAGATATTACTAAATTAGATTTTTTTGAATCAATAGGAACAGATTTCTATAAAGTAATAATAAATGATATTAAAAACAAAGAACTTGTTGAAGCTTTATGCAAAACTGGAAAAAAGGTTTTTATATCTACAGGCCTTAGTTCAAATGAAGATATTGAGGAGTTATTAAGTTGGGCATATTGTAGAAACATAGTACTAAATCATACACAGTTATCTAATGAAGCGTCCGATAGTAATTTAAAGGCAATTAAACATTTAAGAGATACACACAAAGTACCGGTTTCTTTTGGTAGTCACTGTAGTAATCACAACATTTTATATATGTCTCTATGCTTTGAACCTTCTGATATATTATTTTATGTTAAAAATGAATCAAAAGCCAAGAAAGAATGGGAAAAAACCGGATATCCATACCCAGACGAGAAGCACGCAATTCTATTAGAAGATGTACCAGAAATAGTTGATAACATAAAAAACTTAGAAAAAGCAATTGGTTCAGGAATAAAGAAAAGTTTTAATAATAAATTAAAGATTAGAAAACATTAAAATGAATAAAGCAATAGTATTAGCAGGAAGCAGAGGAATAGGTAAAGGTATAGCCGATTCAATAGAATCTATGAATAATGGTCTAAAGTGGCCAAAGTGGGAGGTAATTAGAACATCTACTAATGATGTAGATACTTCAAACCTAAATACTGTGAAAAGATTTATAGATAAAAATCCATATACAGACATTCTAGTACTAAACACAGGAGGACCACCAGCCCAAAAATTCAATGATATTACTAGACAAGACTGCGAAAAATATCACAACCAATTATTTTATAGTTTTTTTAATATACTTCAAAATATAAAAATAAATGATGGTGGCTATGTATTTTTAGTTTCTTCATTTAACATAAAAGAACCTAGTGAAAAATTGATGCTATCAAATGCATACAGAGTAGCTTTTACAAGTGTATTAAAGTGTCTAAGTAAAGAGTTTGCTAAAAGAAACATAACAACAATTAACATAGCGCCTGGCCCAGTAGATACAGATAGAATTAGAGGATTAGTCAATGATATTCCAGCTCTAGAAGAAAAATTACCACTTGGAAGATTAGGTAAAACTAAAGAAATAGGCGATTTTGTAAAGTCAATAGTTGAAAACAAAATAAAATATTTAACAGGCGTAACAATAAACTTTGATGGTGGAAAATCAAATAGTTTATTTTAATAGGATAAAGCAATATGATAATATACGTAGATATAGATGGAACAATTTGTAGTCATTCTGCAAAAAATGAAAATGGAGAGTGGGATTACACACTCGCAAAACCAAGAAACGAGCAGATATTAAAAATAAATAAATTATATAATGAAGGACACGAAATAGTCTATTGGACAGCTAGAGGAAGTGGAACAGGTAAAGACTGGAGTAAGCATACCAAAAAACAAATAGATAATTGGGGCTGTTGCTACAATAGAATAGAAACACAAAAGAAACCAGTTTTTGATTTATTTATAGACGATAAGTCTAAGAGAATAGAAGAAATATAATGATAGTAAAGCCAAAAATTGTAGACAAAGCTTGGGGACAAGAGATATGGATTCATAATGATGAAGAGTATTGTGGAAAGCTTTTAAGATTTAACAAAAAAGGAAACAAATTTTCAATGCACTATCACGTAATTAAAAAAGAATCTTGGTATGTAGGAAATGGAAGCTTTGAATATAAATGGATTGACACAGAGACTGCAGAAGAACATTCGACAATCATAGAAATTGGTACATGTATTACAATAGAAAGAGGACAACCTCACCAACTCGTTGCCTTAGAAGATAACTCTGAAATATTTGAGGTATCAACCCAGCACTTCGACCCAGACAGTTATAGGGTTAGAAGAGGAGACTCTCAATAATGATTTTTATAGATGAGCTACTAAAAAAGAAAAAAAGCGATACTGCAATATATTTGGGATGTGGTCCTTCAATAAATGAATTAAACCCAACCACAGTATCTTCAATATTAAATTTTGATATTTGGACGGTTAATAATTTTATATTTCATAATTTTATTGTTCCTGACTTTTACCACCCTGAAATTAAAGAACATAGGGACGGTCCTATAATGAGAAAAATGTTTAAGAATAAATTTAAAGAATATAAAAATGTAAATTGGGTAATTGACGGAACCAGACAATATTTATCAGACATGCTAAGATCATACAATAATGTTTATAAGTATAATAAAGACATAAACAATAAGCTTTCTCAAAATGGAAATTATAAACCCAGCGGAGATAGATTACAGGTTAGGTGTTATGCCAGTTTAAGCTTGCTTTTAGAAACTCTTGTTAGAATGGAATATAAAAAGATATATTTTTTAGGGTGTGATCTATACTCTAGTGAATATTTTTGGACAAATAATAATGCATATGCACACTTAAACTTAAATTCAGAGGCTCCACTAATGGTCACATCTAAACCAGACGAAAGAAGTGCTGAATCTGTACACCCAACGCAAGAAAGAAATATAGCTAAATATATCAAGGAATTTACAGAGTATAATAACGTAGAAGCAATAAACCTATCAGAAAAGAGTTTATTAAAAGATTTTATAACGACTGAAAAACTATGGTAACTGCAATTTTAATAACTGTTAGAACAAACTCTACTAGATTACCCAATAAAGCTTTATTAAAGATAATGGGAAAAGAGACTATTGTCTATTTAATAGATAGGGTAAAAAAATCAAAATTGGCTGACAAAATAATACTTTGTACAACAAAAAATAAAGAAGACGATATCTTGTGTAAAATAGCAAAACAAAATAATATAGAATATTTTAGAGGTAGCGAAAGTGATAAATTAGAAAGATGGAACGGTGCCTGCAAAAAATTTAATGTTGATTTCTTTGTAACTGCAGACGGAGACGATTTATTTTGCGAGCCAGAACTAATTGATCTAGCGTTCAAACAGCAAAAAATATCCCAGGAAGATTTTATAGAGTCCGAAAAAACAATTTGTGGAGCATTTACATATGGAATAAGTACAACAGCTTTGTCTAAAGTCTGTGAAATAAAAGACTCTGACAATACCGAAATGATGTGGGTATATTTCAAAGAAACTGGATTATTCAGCATAAGCCAGCTAAAAAATATTCCTAAAGAATATCTTAGAAAGGATATACGGATGACATTAGACTATCCAGACGATTTAATATTTTTTGAAACTATAATTAATAATTTTGGTAAAAAATATTTTAACCTAAAAGATATAGTTAATTTAATAGATAAAAAACCTGAAATAGGAAAAATAAACCTTTATCTAGAAGAAGAATGGAAAAAAAATCAAGAATCTAAAATAGAATTAAAAATAAAATGAATAGTATTAAACTTAATTTATATGATGAACATTGCACAAAGGAAAATAGGTGTAGGCATTTTGCTTTACTATTTATGATGCATAATTATCTATTTACAGATGATAAAAATGAAAATTTTTACAATGAAAAATACAATGAATTTTGCGGACTTTCAGAATTTCCAGGACATTTTATTTCATTTAACTCATCTAATCCTAGACATCCTTCTGCTGTTATAGATTTTGAAAAATACAATACTTTTGACGACTACTTTAATAGATTACCAAGTAATGTTATTAGAGATTATGATATTTCAAAAAATAAAAGATATATGTTTGAAGAGTTTAGATACGAAAATTATACTCCAGATATTCATGAAATACATAAGTCTACATTAAATAGAAAAAATAAGTTAAATAAGTATTATTTAAGGAGCGTTGAAGAAATGGGAGGCTACCCTAAAGATGAACTTAAAATTGAAGAACCAAATTATCCTTTACATCATACAAGGTGGTTTGGGGTTTTCAGGTACTTAAAGAGTTATAAACAAGGAAATATAAAAACAAATAGAAAACTAATTGCTTACAGTGGAATAGCTAGAGATGGAGATCTTTCATGCGTAACTTTTATTTTCGGCCATAATAATTATTTAAAGGATGGAGTAATGTTTTATCTTTTAATCAATATAATTAAACGGTTACTAGAATCAGAAAATGGTCCTAGATGTTTGCAATACTGGAGTTTAAGTAATTTGGAGAAAAGTGGACTGGTATCTTGGAAAAAAAGAATGCTATTTGAACCAGTAAATTTATTCTCAGAAAAAATAGGGGGTTTAGTTTAAATGGCTAAAACAATTGACTGCTATGATAAATAAAATATTGGTTCGAGTCCAATTAAATTGTACGATTTATGGTATAATTGGAAATACGTATTTATCGCAGTCAATGGATGGGGGTTCGAGTCCCTCTTCCTCCACAAATTTATAATTAAATAATTTTACCATGTCATGAAAATTTATTATATTAGTTTATATAAATGAGATAAAGTATGAAAAACAAATCAAAATATTTAGGTAATGAGGAATTGTATGTTAATAAAGTTCTAAATTCAGAGAAATGGAGCTCAACAGAAGGAAGTTGGACGGGAAGATTAGAAAAAGAATTTGCAAATAAATTTGAATCAAAGCATGGTATTGCATTTAATTCCGGTACATCAACAATGCATTCAGCTCTAGAGGCTTTAGGTGTAGGACCAGGAGATGAAGTAATATCTCCGGCTTTGTCTGTGATTATGAATACTTCAACAACAATACATGCAAACGCAATACCAGTTTACGCAGATATTTTACCAGATACATTTACTATTGACCCTAAAGACGTTGAAAGAAAAATAACCCCAAAAACTAAAGCTATAATGATTGTCAGCGTATATGGATTACCATGCGAAATGGATGAGCTAATGGCTATATCTGAAAAATATAATATACCAATTATAGAAGACAATGCTGAATGCTTTTTGAGTAGATATAAGGGTAAAATGGTTGGTACATTTGGATCTTTTGCTAGCTATAGTTTTGAAAATTCAAAACATATGTCGTGCGGCGAAGGTGGTATGATAATAACAAATGATACAATCCTAGCAGAAAAATGTAGAAAGTCTGGAGGTCATGGATTTAAAAATTTAAAAGCTGATGAAGGCAAGGTTAAAGCAAATTTAGATGTATTTCAAAACCCAAATTACAAAAGGCATAGTGAAATAGGGTGGAACTATAGACTATCTGAGTTTTTATCAGCTATTGCTCTTGCACAACTTGAAAGATTAGAAGAGTTAGTTGACCTGAGAAAAAAATCTGCAGAAATATTTTTAGATGCAATTAGAGGTTGTGATTATATTACTCCTCAGTTTACTCCAGAATACAGTGATAATTCATATTGGGCCGTTGGAGCTAAATATTATGGAGACGATAAAATTGGAGTTTCTTGGGAAGACTTTAGAAAACAATATATGATGAGAGGTGGAGATGGAATATATGGAGCCTGGTCTGTACCTTATTTAGAACCTGTTATGGCAGAAAGAAACTTTGTTAAACGTCTTCCTGATATATATAATAGTATTAGTTATAATAAAGGCCTTTGCCCAGTTGCAGAGGAAGTACAAAAAAGGTTAATGGTATTTAAAACAAACTATAGAGATTTAGATCTTGCAAGAAAAAAAGCAAGGATACTAAAAGAAACTATAGAATATTTTAACAAAGAACACTTAAAAAATCAAGATGCAGATGGGTGGGATAACTGTTTATGGGGGTAAAAATGAAGGTAATTATTGCTGGTTCAGAAGGTTTAATAGGAAAAGAAGTTTCTAAATTTTTTGAAAAAAATGGAAATGAGGTAATTAGATGCGACTTAAGTTTAGGCCATGATTTATCAAGTGAAAGTTTTGTAAAAGATTTTTTTGCAAAGAATAAAGCAGATCACTTAATAAATTTATTTGCTATGAATGACCATGTAGACTCAAATAAAAAGGCTGATAATTTATTTGAAATATCTTTAAGATCATTTGATAGATACTTAAACGTAAATGTTTTAAGCCTGTTTTCTGTTTGTAGAGAGTTTGCGAGAAATAATAATAGAGGAACAATTGTTAATTTTTCTTCTACTTATGGAATAACATCTCCCATGCCAAATTTATATCCTGGAAAAAATGAAAAGCATATAGGCTATGGTGTTTCAAAAGCTGCCGTTATACAATTAACTAGGCACTTAGCAATCCACCTAGCTCCAAATTTTACAGTAAATTGTGTTGCTCCTGGAGGAGTTAAACACAAACAAGATAAAAATTTTATAGAAAAGTATAGTAATAAAACTCCTATGGGAAGAATGATGAACCCTACAGAATTAAATGGTCTATTAGAATATCTGTGTTCAAATAAATCTTCTTATTTAACTGGAGAAACAATAAGCGTAGACGGAGGATGGACAAAATGGTAGATTTTAATAATTTAAAAAAACCATATTTTATTGGTGAAATAGGTATTAACCATAATGGTGATACTCAAATAACAAAAAGACTTATAGATGCTGCAAATGCCTGTCAATGGGATTGTGTAAAATTTCAAAAGCGTAACCCTGACGTATGCGTTCCAGAACATCAAAAGTCTATAATGAGAGATACCCCATGGGGTAGAATGTCTTATCTAGACTACAAATATAAAGTTGAGTTTGGCAAAAAAGAATATGATATGATAGATAAATATTCAAAAGAAAAGCCAATAGATTGGACAGCATCAGTATGGGACTTAGATAGTTTAGATTTTATGAGTCAGTATGATGTTCCATTTTTAAAAATACCATCAGCTTTAATAACAAATACAGAATTATTGGTAGAAACAGCCAAAACAAAAATACCATTGGTAATATCTACTGGAATGTCAACTTTAGAAGAAATAGATAGTGCAGTAAACTTGATAATTAAAAACGGTGTAAACCCTATAATTATGCATTGCAATTCTAGCTACCCAACCCCTAAAAAAGAATTAAACTTAAGGGTAATTGAAACACTTAAAAAAAGATATGGTACAGAAATAGGTTACTCCGGACATGAAGAAGATTTAGAGCCAACCGTTATTGCAGTTTCTCTTGGCGCAAAGTTAATTGAAAGGCATATAACAATATCTCATGATATGTGGGGTACGGATCAAAAATCTAGTTTAGAAGTTATAGCTATGGATATGTTGAGAAAGAGATGTATGGAAGTAGAAGACATGCTTGGTTCTTATGATAAAGTCGTAACTCCTAGTGAATTGCCAATAAGAAAAAAATTAAGAAAATAAATGGGTAATCAAATTTGTATTTTATGTAGAGGTTCTTCTATGGAAAAAGCTGATAAATATTTCCATGGAATTAACGGCGATATGATAGCTGTAAATGAGTTTAATGTTGAGCTTAAACATGATTTTGTTCATAGATTATTTGATAATAAAAATGTAATTCATTTAATTAGTAAAGATACTGGTTTAAGTAATTTAAACAAAGAATATTATAAAAAATACGGAATTACCGAAGTAATACTAAACAGGTTTACAGAAGAAGCTTCAGAATGTTTTGGTATGAAAAAACTTATTGAAAGCTTTGGTTTGAAACCTTCTTATTTATCATCTTTACTTAAGCCTTTTCAAAAAGAAGGAGGAGGTTTTCCAACAACTGGTAGTATTGCCATACTATATTCAACAATTGTATTGGGAAAAAAAGATATTCATATTGCTGGAATGGATTTTTACGAAACAGATTACTTTAACAGTATGCCTGCAAAAGACTATCAAAAAGAAAAAGGAAAAGCTTTAAAGAAATTTATTATTGAGTTTATCAGAAAACACAAAGATGTAAACTATACATTTTATACTAATTCTGATTTTAATCCTAATTTAAAAAATATAACAGTTATAAAATAGAGGAGAAAACATGTCTAGAGTTAAAAAAGAAATAAACGGAATGGTAATGCATTTAAACTTATCTGATGGAGGAATATCATTACCGTTATATAATGATGGAATTAGAGAAGCAGCGTTCATGGCAATAATGAACGAAACAGTAACAGAAGAAATGACTTGTATAGATTTAGGAGCAAATATAGGTTATGCAACCCTATTAATGTTAAAGAATGTAGGAAAGAATGGAACTGTTTATGCAATAGAACCTGATCCAAATAATTTAGGCCTACTTAAAGATAATATAAAAGAAAATAGTTTTCAAGAAACTTGCCAATTAACTGAATGTGCCATGTCTAATTATGACGGAGAACTAAGCTTTTGGCAATCTTCTAGGCCAAATTGTAGTAGCGTATCAAAAACAAAGTCTAGTACTGTAGAAATAAAAGTACCATGCTACACACTAAACACTTTTTTGGCAAATAAAAAATATCCAAACTTTATAAAGATGGACATAGAAGGACATGAAACCCAAGTTTTTGAAGGAGGACTAGAATACTTTAAAAATAATAATGAGGGAGAAACTAATATATTACTAGAGGTTCACCCACAATTTTATGGAAAAGATAATGACTTTGCAAAAATATTAAATGAATACTTTAAAATTGGATTTAAACCTAAATATGTTATAACCACTCCAGTTGGTCAGCCAAAATTATTTAAGGAAAAAGGTTATGAACCATTCCAACAGGTACATACAGACGGAGTAGTCAGAGGTATATATGATAATATTTCTGCAGAAGATTTAATAGAATTTGCATGCAAAGAAAATATAGAAGATTCAGGTAGGAAAGTTAGTAAGAAAATTGTTAGAAGTTTTATGATAGCAAGAGACTAATATGGTATTGTTCTTATTTTCAGATCCTAAGTATTCTACTTTAACAGAGGGGCTAATTAAAAGTCTAAGACACCACGGAAATAACTATAAGATTTATTATTATATGATGAATTTTAGTGACGTTCAGTTTAATAAATTCTGTAAAAAGTTTAAAGAAGACAAGGAAATAGTATATAAGAGAAAAACTGTAGATATGTATAAAGTAAACCTTCATGGAGGAGTTGCAAATCCATTGTATCAAAACAATAGGGTTTCTTATTTAATAGAACTCATGGAAGAGCAGGAAGAAGATATTTTATTATTCGGTTCAAACTCACTAGTTTTTTCAAGTATAGATTATTTTGAAGATATATTAAAAAATAATTACTTTTCATTTCTAGAGAGGAAAAAAACAACTAGAAAAGGAACAACTGTTAAAACTATTAAAGAATTTAGCCACTACATAGATTCAAATAAACTTAACATAGACGAAGAACTCTACCATTGCAGGCCAGTTCTATTAGGTACTCATGGATTTAAAAACGACAAATTAACATTAGATGTATTGAAAAAATGGAAGTATAATATAGAAACAACCAAGGGATGGGAAGTGAGCCAATACGGATCAGACATGATGATGTTTGTAAAATCAATAATACAGGTTTCAAAAGATAAAGGTGAATGGATAAAATGTTATACTGAGGATGGAATAAATAGGGATAAAACCAGACTTTGTTGTACAAATCAAATAGTTGGTAATCCTGTATGGTTTGCAAAGGGTGCATTGCAGGTAGAAAGTAAGAATCCCCAATACCACAAACATTTAAAAAAATTTTTACATGTCAAATAATTTTATTATATTAACTATATAAAAGAAAATACAATGAAAACAAAATTTATAGGACATTCTTCAATACTAATTGAATCAGGAGATATTAAAATATTATGTGATCCGTGGTATACGGGAACAGCATTTAATGATGGTTGGAAACTTTTAGTTGACTCAAATGTAGACATAAATGATTTAGACTTTAATCATATATGGTATTCTCACGAACATCCAGACCATTTTAGTGTTTCTGACATTAAAAAAATAAGCAAAGAAAAAAGAAAAGATATAACAATACTTTTTCAAGAAACAATAGATAATAAGGTAAAAGATTTTTGTACCAATAATGGCTTTAAAGTTCTAGAGCTTAAACCATCAGTACCTACAAAATTATCTAAAGACTTAGAAATAATAAATGGAACAGACGGTTTTGACTCTTGGTTATGCGTTAAAACACCAGAAAAAACAATACTTAATTTAAACGATTGTAGACTAGATGATATTGAAATACTAACATCTGTAAAAAATCAAATAGGAAATATAGATGCTTTATATACTCAATTTGGATATGCTAATTGGGCAGGTAATCCTAATGACAATAAAGGGCCAATAATAGGTAGAAAAATTGTAAAATCTCAGCTTAAGAATCAAATAGAAGTATTAAGCCCTAATTTAGTTATACCCTTTGCAAGTTTTGTGTGGTTTTGCCATGAAGAAAATAGCTTTTGGAACGAACTTTCAATTGGTATAAAAGAATCTTATGATTTCTTAAAATCAATAACAAAAAAAGTAGCAATATTTTATCCTGGAGACAATTGGATTGTTGGAGAAGAATGGAAAAATAATGATAGTAATATCGCTCTTTATGAATTAGACAAGGTAAAAAGAAGTAAAGAAATTTTAAATGTTTCAAAGTCTTATAGCCTATTAGATTTACAACAGTCGTTTGATAAAATGATAAATAAAATAAAAGGTTTAAATGACTGGGACGAAATAAATAAGTTTAAAAAATATGATAATTTTCAGTCAGCAATAGTAAGATTAACAGATATTGATAAAACAATATCTTTTGACATAACAGAAGCTAAATTAAATATATCTAAAGAACAACCCCATATAGAGATGTCATCAGACAGCTTTAAATACATTTTGGATTATGCATGGGGAAGAGGAACACTAATGATAAATTCAAGATTCTCTGCTAAATATGATAAATTTGATAGTTTTTTTAAGCAAACAGCTATATTTTATGCAAATAATATAGGACTAAGCTTTCCTAAAACTTTTACACCAGATGATTTAGGTAAAAATAGTAGCTTTGCTTTAGAGTTAATGAGAGAATGGGAATTATGATACATGAAACAGCTATAATTGATGATTGTACAATAGGTGAAGGAACAAAAATATGGGCTTTTTCGCATATATCATCCGGAGCAGTAATTGGCAATAATTGCGTAATTGGAGAAGGAGTACACATAGGACCAAATGTAGTTATCGGAAACAATTGTAAAATTCAAAACCACAGCATACTATATGAAGGTGTACAATTGGGTAATAATGTTTTTATTGGGCCAAATGTCGTTACAACAAACGACTTTAGACCAAGTGTAAAAGGAGACTGGAAAGAATCAAATAGATATAGAAAGACATATTTTGAAGATGGTTGTAGTATAGGCGCAAATTCTACAATAATTTGTGGCGTTACAATCGGCCAAGATTCTTTAGTTGGAGCAGGTTCAGTAGTGACTAAAAATGTTTATAAAGGAAAAACAGTCTATGGCAACCCAGCAAGGTAAATTATGAAAAAAGTAGGGATAATAGGTTGTGGAGCAATACTCAAAAGGCACATAGAATCTATAGAAAAAAATAGTAATTATAAATTACAAGCACTTTGTGATATTGATCCTTTGATAAGCAAAAACTCTGGAAAAAAATACTCTGTTAATTATTATCAAGATTTTAAGAAACTAATAATTAATGAAGATGTAAATTTCATAGTAATTGCAACTCCAAATTCTTTACATGTTAAGCAGGCAGAATATGCATTGATGAATGGTTGCGATGTACTTGTAGAAAAACCTATTAGCCTTGACTATAAAGACGTATATAAATTAACAACTACTGCAGAAAAATTTAATCAAAAAGCATACTGCGTTCTTCAAGTTAGAGAAAATCCTTCTATTCAACTATGTAAAAAAGTTTTAGAGCTGGGATTACTTGGAAATATTAGAGGTATAAGTTTAGTTCAAAGGTGGCAAAGACCATTAGAATATTTTACAGGATGGAGAGCCATACCACACGTTGGGGGAGGAACCCTATACGAATGTGGAATTCACTACATAGATATTATGTGTTATTTATTAAATAAAAAACCAAAGTCAATATCATCTAAAGTGTATAGTATTAAACACAAAGACGTAGACATAGAGGATACAGTGTATTCTATCTTAGATTTTAAAGATTATGGTGGAACTTTAGAAATAACGATTGCGTCTGAACCAACAAATTTAGAGTGTTCTCTTTCAATATTAGGTTCTAATGGATTTTTAAAAATAGGAGGTAAAGCCATGAACATAATCGAGTCAGCTAATTTTTTAAGTAATGGAGCTCGAGTACAATATCAAAATTTAGTTGATAACTCAAAGATTCCAAATAAACCAAACTCTTATGGATCATATCAAGGCTCTTGCCCAAACCACCCAGATCTATATAAAAATATTGACAAGTATAATATACTTGAAAGTTTACCGGCAATAGAGTTAATAGATCAAATATACAAACAATCAGATGTTAAATACTACTAAAATTATTTTTATACGTCAATAAAATTTATTATATTAATATATATGAAAATAGCATTTTTTACAGAAGGACAATATCAGGCTAAAATACCTAGAGATCTCACAATAATGAGAACTGAAATGGCGTGGATGTGTGCCTCTAATGCAGACCATTACAATATTAACTCCTTTAAAATATCAGAAGAATATGATTTAGGGGTATGTATTATACCAAAAAAAGATCCTGAATTCAATTTAGATAATGTGAAAAAACACTGTAAAAAAGTAGCATATATGCAAGAAGGCCCTCATTGGTATTTTCAAGACTATTCACTAGACAAACAAATTTGGTTTTACAATACTTTACAAGAAATGGATTTTTTGTTTGTGCATAATGAATTAGATAAAGAATACTTTCAAGGATTAACAAATAAACGTTGCATAGTAATGCAAAGTTTAATGATTGAAGATACCATAAAAGATTTACCAACTGTAGAAAGAAAATCTGTAATGATTGGAGGTAATTTTTGTTCATGGTATGGAGGATTTGATTCATATATTATAGCACAAGAATTTGATTGCAATATAATTGCGCCTACTATGGGAAGAATGGCAAAGGGAGAAGATCAAATGCCAGACATTGAACACTTACCATATATGGAATGGAAAAATTGGATTGAAAAACTAAATGAATCTAAATACGGAGTACATTTGATGAGAACACATGCAGCCGGCACATTTGCTCTTAATTGTGCATATTTAGGTATACCTTGTATTGGCTATAAAGGACTAGATACTCAAGAAATTTGCCATCCATTAACTACGGTTAAAATAGGCGATTTACAACATGCAAGAGAGTTGGCTAAAAAGCTAAAATCAGTACCTAACTTCTACAAGCTATGTTCAGAAACTACTAAAAAAAGGTATAATAATTACTACACGGAAGAAAAATGGTTAGAGAGGTTTAAAGAATGGTCAAAATAAATGAACTAAAAAAATATTGGGATAACAATATAGATAAATTTTTAAGTATTGTAGAATCTGTTGAATACCAGCCTAAAGGTATATGGTATACAGAAGCGTTTTTGTTTTGCTCTATATGCGACTTATTAAAAGTAGACGCAATAATAGAATCAGGTGTAGCTTATGGTTGTTCTACTGATATATTTGCATCATATTTTGATTTTGATATTATTAGCGTAGATATAGACCAATATGGAACATTTGAAAATACAAAAGCTAGACTTCAACACCATAAAAACCTATCAATGGTAAAAGGAAATAGTCTAGAAATTATACCTGAAATATTAAAAGATGGAGACGGTGTAAATGTTGGAGTATTTATAGACGGACCAAAAGGCACAGGAGCCAAAAACTTTAGAAATAATTTGTCTCAGTTTAATAATATATTATGTTTTGGTTACCATGACTATTCTAAGCAAAATAGGATTGACATAGGAGAATTTGATAATTCTTTTATTACACATGAAATAGATTTTATAACAGAAAAATATTCTTATTTAAACGATAAAGTAATAAAAACAGTACCAAAACAAGCAAAACATAAAAATGGTCCTGGAGTTTGTGTAGAATTAGTTTAAGAATGATATTTATATTAAATAGTTACGGAAAGAAAAATGAAAATAAGTTTTATACAGCCAGGTAGAAATAACCTAAAATATCTTAAATGGTCTTATGACTCAATCAGAAAAAATCAAGGAAATCATGATGTAGAAATCTGTGTAGCAGATGATTTTTCAAATGATGGAACTTGGGATTGGTGTCAAGAAATGATGAACATTGATTCTAATTTTAAGGCAATAAGAAATGAAGGCCCAAAAAGATTAGGCCATACAATACTATATGACAGACTAGTTAATGAAGTAGCTAGTCACGACATCTGTATGATATACCATGCAGATATGTATCTTTGTCCTGGAGCTCTAGATTCTATTGAGTGGAATTTAAAGGATAAAACAATTGTGTCTCTTACAAGAATAGAACCGCCGTTACACCCACCAGGACCAGAAAAAATATTGCAAGATTTTGGCATAGAACCTGAAGAGTTTAGAGAAAATAATTTACTTGATTATTTAATTAAATCTAAAGGAGAAAGATTAAATAAAACAACTGAAGGAATATTTGCTCCATGGGCATTTTATAAAAAAGATTTCCAAGATATAGGAGGACACGATGAACTATATGCACCTCAATCAAAAGAAGATTCAGATATATTTAATAGGTTTCAATTAAATGGAATTAAATTTATACAGACTTGGGAAGGTTGTGTTTATCATATGACGTGCAGAGGTAGTAGGTTTGCTGATGGAGCAACTAGAAATCCTGACGGCCAGGTATTTATGAAAAATAGAGAAACTGATGAATGGTTAAAACAAAATGAAAAAAGCACCAAAAACTTTATTCGTAAATGGGGACATTTTGTAATGCATGATTCTCTAATGAAGCCTATCATTCCTCCAAAGTATAAAGTAGGAATAGTCGTAAAAAATTGTACAAATCAAATACTAGAAACATTAGAGCCATGGTGCACAAAATTATATATTGATATAGATTACAAAGACTATATAAATAGAGAAAAAAATAATACTAAATTTGATTTAAACAACAGAATATTTAGTATACATTCAAAAGTAGAAGATGGTATAGAAGTAAGAATAGATGGGTCTAGGTTTAGTAACCGAGATTATGAAATAATTAGAAACCTTTCTCAAATATTAAATGAATCAGGAGAGATAGGTAGTTTTGAAATAGAAAATCTAGAGATAGAGGTAAACAGCCTCAAATCTTTTGAACAAGAATTAATAACAATAAATAGGAGAAATTAAAATGTCAAAAATTAACAAAAAAGGACAAAAATCAGTAGAAATTAAAATTAAAAAACCATTAGAAACTGTAGCACAGATTCTACAAGAAAAAGGCCAGTTTAAATACGTTCAGCCAATGTTTGAAATGGTTTTTGAAGAACTAAGAAAAATTGATACGGATTGGGAAAAAACGGATAAATAATGAGAGCAATAGTAACAGGTGGAGCAGGTTTTATTGGTTCAAATTTAGTTGATAAACTACTTGAAAAAGGGTGGGGAGTAATTATATTAGACGATTTATCTACTGGTAAAAAAGAAAATGTAAATGCTAACGCAAAGCTATATAGAGTTGATATTTCTACAATGACAGACTTAGAAAATCCTAGAAGAAATGTTTGGAGGTTATTTGAAGGAATAGATGTAGTCTTTCATTTGGCTGCAAAAGCTAGAGTTCAACCATCAATAGTTGATCCAGTTTCATTTAATAAAATAAATGTTGAAGGAACACTAAATATTCTTTTAGCTTCTCATAATGCAAAAGTAAAAAGAGTTGTTTACAGCGCCAGTAGCTCTGCCTATGGAAATGCAACAAAGTTTCCAACTCCAGAAGAGCATTCAACAAATCCACTATCCCCATATGGTTTACAGAAATATATTGGTGAACAGTACTGTAAAATGTTTTCAGAAGTATACGGTTTAGATACAGTATCTCTTAGATATTTTAATATTTACGGTGAAAGAATGAATCTTGAAGGAGCTTATTGTCTAGTTTTAGGTATATTTGCTAAACAGATGTTAGAAGAAAAAGATTTAACAATAACCAACGATGGAAACCAAAGAAGAGATTTTACTTATGTAGGAGATGCAGTTGATGCTAATATTTTAGTAGCAACAAAAGAAGGAAGATTTAACGGAGATGTATTTAACATCGGTAACGGAAAAAATTATTCTGTGAATGAAGTTGCAGATATGCTTGGAGGTAAAAAAACCTATGGTAAAGAGGTAAAGGAACCATTTCAAACATTAGCAGATAATTCAAAGGCTTCTTTAATGCTTGATTGGGAACCTAAAGGAGATTTACCGACTTGGATTAAGAAATATAAAAAGGATTTAAGAATATGAAAAAAATAGGTATTATTGGTAGAGGATTTGTAGGTTCTGCAGTAGAATTTGGTTTTTCAGCTCAGACCGGCTGTGATGCAGAAGTAAGGGCTTATGATAAAAACCCAGCAAAAAGTATTCATACATTAGAAGAAACTGTAAACGAATCAGACTTTATCTTTTTGTCTGTACCTACTCCATCTAACCCAGACGGTAGTATGCATTTGGGAATACTTGAATCAGCGTTAAAAGATATTGAAAGTGTAAATAAAAGAAGTGGTAATATAATTTTAATACGCTCTACAATAACACCAGGTACCACTGAAATGCTAGCCAAAAAGTTTACCAAACTAAATATAGTATTTAATCCGGAATTTTTAACTGAACGGTCTGCTAAATTTGATTTTATTAACCAGTCTAGATTTGTATTGGGAGGAAGAAAAAGAAATACTGCCAGAGTAGCTGAACTATTTAGATGGAGATTTGGTGATTCTATTCCATGTATAGAAACTAATTTTGCAACTGCAGAAATGGTAAAATATATGAATAATTGTTTTTTTGCAACAAAAGTTTCTTTTTTAAATGAAATGAAACAGGTTTCAGATGAATGCGGTGTAGATTGGGATATGGCAGTTGAAGGTTTTGTAAGAGACGGTAGAGTTGGTCATTCTCATTTAAGCGTTCCAGGACCAGACGGCAGATGGGGTTTTGGTGGAAGTTGTTTTCCTAAAGATGTTCAAGCAATGATAGATTTTGGTAAAGGACTAGATATAGAAATGCATACATTAAATGGAGCTTGGAATACTAATCTAGAGGTAAGACCAGAAAGAGATTGGGAAAAACTTGAAGGTAGAGCAATTGTAAAAAAAGATTTATAGTGGATTATTTTTTAATACATGGAGACCAAAAAGATGCATACCTAACGATAGGTACGGATAACGGTTTTGGAGTCTTTTGGGCCGATCAGGGCCTGAAGGCGCTTATGAATATAGTAGACAAAGATCCAGAAAAATTAACAAAAGTGCAAATAAAAAATGAACATAATCATATAATGAGTATTTCAGAATTTTTAAAAAAAATTGATAAACTAAAGGTGAGAATGAAATAATGCCTAAAATAGATATTAGAAATATTAATTTAGAAGATTTACCTGAGCCGAGAAAAGAAAAAATAATTAGGCGAAAAAATAAAGAAGAATCTGAACAAGTTAAGGTTAAAAAACAAAAATAAGGAGCCAAACTATATATTTATATATATGGAGAAAAAAATTGGCTAGAAAAAATAAAAAAGAAACATTAGGAAACTATGTTTGTAAAATTGGATATATAAACATTTACCAAAAATTTATTTTGGATAAAAATAAAAAAGCAACTGAATCCTCATACAGGTTAGTCCATGCAAAACACATTATATCAGAAAAAATAAATACGTTTCCAAAAGCCAAAGCTTTAGCAAAACAAATGGTTATAGATAATATCAAATATGAAAAGCATTCCAAATCTTAAATACGCTAAAATTACAAAAAATTATTATGGCCATAACGGAGCAATTTACGCTGGGGATAAGGTGATAGTAAAAGAAATAAAATCAGAAAAAATAAAGATTGAAACCATGACTGGAAAAATATACTTTGTTTCTCCAGACACAATTAAAATTACGTAGCCCATTATATTTTATACAGGTTTATCTATATTTATATAAGAATACATGTGTCATAAAAGCAATGGGAGCTATAAATGGATTTAACACTACAAAGAATTAAAGATACTTTAATTTCAAAAGGTTATAAATGGTTTGAGGACCAAAACAATAAAGGATACGATGTAAATATAGTTGGAATCCGAAATTCAAAAACTAAAGGTAGGGTAACGAATGCTTTTGATGATGCAATTACAGTATCTTATAAAGTAGATGGTGAATGGCAATTCCATGTCTTTCCATGTACAACTGATCCAGGATCTCATTGGGTTAAAAACATCTTAAGCGAAAAAGGTGTTGCTATATTAAAACCAAACCAATATAGAGGTTCACATAAACTAAGATTACATCAAGGTAAATACCTAGCACTAGGACAAAAGAAACCTGTAACAGTATATAGAGATAATAATTTAGACGGCAACTATGATTTAGATGAGTCAAAAACTGAAACAGGAATATTTGGAATCAATATTCATAGAGCAACTGGAAGATCAGGCGGTAAATCTACAAGAGTAGATAAATGGTCTGCAGGATGTCAAGTAATTGCTGACAATGATGATTGGCATCAGTTTTTAGATATATGCCAAACTGCAAGAGAAATACATGGTAATTCTTTTTCATATACACTAATTGAAAGTAAGGAGATAATATAATGCCATATAATGTTAGAAAACGTAGTTGCACTCAATCTGATGGAGACAAAGGTACATATGTATTACAATATAAAACCAAAAAAGGTAAAAATGTAACTAATTGCCATACCTCTAAAAAGAAAGCCCAAGGACAAATTGCTGCAATAGAAGGACCTAGAGAAGCTGCAACACCTGAAAATTCTCCAGGATATTTCAAAGGACTTTCTAAAAAAGAAAAAGAAGAAAGGGAAAGAGTAATAGCTAGAAGAAGTAAAATGGATGATAACGATCCTGACGCATACAAAGATTTTAGAACAGATAAAGGCAAAAAAACAAAACCTTCTTCGCACACAAAAAAGTTTAAAAAAATGTTTGGAGAATCTGGTTGGAAAGCCTTAAAAGAAGTTTGGAAAGAAACTAAAACATTAAAAGAGGCTCCTGCAGATAAAGCATTAGCAAATAAAGCGAAAAAAACAGGAATTCCTAAAGGCATACTTAGACAGGTATACAATAGAGGATTAGCTGCATGGAAAACAGGACATAAACCAGGAGCTCCACAAGCAGCATGGGGAATGGCTAGAGTAAATAGTTTTGCAACAAAAGGCAAAGGAACATGGGGAAAGGCTGATAAAGATTTAGCAGCAAAAGCAAGAAAAGCAAAAAAGAAGAAATAATATGAAACTTAAAGATATACTATCAGAAAAAAACAAAGGCCTTTGGGCAAATATACGTGCAAAAAAGAAACGCGGCGAAAAGTCAGATCCTAGATCAAAATCTTATAAGGCTGCAAAAAAGGCAGGTGAAAAATTAAATAGAGGAGAAGGAATAGAAGAAATAATAGTTAGAGAACAAGACCAGGCATGTTTTTTTGAATGGTTATCAGAATACTCTAAAACTATAACTGAAGCCGAATATAATGGTAAAAAAGTAGAATTAGGTAAGGTAAAACGTGGAGGTGATAAGAAATTTTATGTCTATGCTAAAAATCCAAAAACAGGAAATATTAAAAAGGTTTCATTTGGAGATACTAGCGGATTAAGTATTAAAACAAAAGATCCAAAAGCTAGAGCATCATTTAGGGCAAGACATAAGTGTGATCAAAAGAAAGATAAAACCTCTGCAGGCTATTGGTCATGTAGAATGTGGTCTGGACCAGACGCAGTTAAAAATATGTTAAAAAAATAAGATCATGAAACTATTTGATAAGCTATACGTAGAAGAATTAAAATATTCTGAAGAAGTAAATCCAAAACACCAAAAACACATGGATAGGAAAGATCTTGGTATATTTAATGATTTCCAAACCAATCAATTTTTATCTACGCCTCCACCAAGTAACGATAGTGATGAAACACTTCGTGAAATGCTATCAATAGAACAGATTCCAGATGACAATCCTTTTGCTAAAAGGGCAGATAACATAAAAACATATTTTAAAGATTTTTTAGCAACAAAAGGTTTGCGATTTCCAAACGAAGAGGTATCTACCTTATTGCATGACAGTCGTCCAATATTATACAAAATCAAGTATCATTATAACAGGCCAAGACCAATTCAAGTGGCAGATGCTCTTGGATTAAAATTCCACGAACAACCATTAGCATCTTCAAAGACTCCGTCATATCCGTCGGGCCATTCTGCACAAGGAATATTAATTGGAAAATATCTTGCAACAGTTTACCCAAAATATTCAACAGAAATAATGAAGTTAGCTGATGATATATCTAATAGCCGTTTAATTGCAAAAGTACACTTTCCTAGTGATTCTAAGTTTGGATTAAATGTAGGATTAGCTCTATTTAAACACATAACAAATACAGCAGAATTAAAAATGGATAAGCTATCAGAGGCAATAACTATTCCAATAGAAGTAGGAGATACTATTCTTGGTGGAAAATTTAAAAATAAGAGAATAGTTGTAAAAGATATAGGAAGAAATGAAAAAGGCGATATAACTATAAATGGTCGACCGCTTTTAAAATATAGAATAATTAAAGATACAGGCAAAAGTAATGGGTCATAAGGTTTTCATACGCCACACGTATATCTATAAATGTAGTAATAAAAAGTGCAAAGGCGAATGGAAAATTAATGAGGCTGCCCACATAGAAAAGTTAAGATGCCCTCATTGTGGTGAACATGACGCTGTAGAATATGTAATGGTCGACCAAAGAGAAAAATATAATAGGAAATGGGAATAAAACTAAAAAACATATTATTAGAGCGGTTCAATAAGCAATCTGTTGTTGATAGAGTATATCCATTGATAGCCAAAAACTTAGGCAGAGCTAAAAGAGGTACACCAAAGGTTGAATTCCATACAAATATTTATGCTAGACTTAGCGGAGATCAGCAAATGACAGGAGAGGCAAATCCACATGCTGAATATGATTGGGATAAAAATAAAATATATTTGTATACACCTAGGATGGTTAATGAAGAGGAAATAATTAAAGCCTTACTTCATGAATATACTCATGCTACACAGGACCGAAAAAAGTTTGAAATATATCGAGAAAAAGGATACGCAAATAATCCATATGAAAAAGCAGCCCATAAAGCAGAAAAGAATTGGAGGAAGTACGTATGAAATTAAAGAACATGTTAAAAGAAGTTAAGAATTGGATAGTCAAAGATGGCATCACAATGAGAAAGACTGCTGAAAAAAGTATGAAGGCACTAGTCGCATTAGACAAGGCAGTAAAGGCTTTAGAAAAATTAGATGCAAAAAATAAGGGCAAGCAGAACAATGATATCTTTTCAAATCATGTAAAAGGAATGAGAAGAGAAGCTGATAGGTTTATCAATGGTAAGTTTTATACCGAATGGACTGAATACGAGAAAACAGGTAAAGCTATATTTGGAGATCGTTGGAATGATTAAATTCTATAAAATGTTAGGAAATATAGTCGACATGAGTTGGTGGGCAGACAAAATAAACACTAAACTAGGATTATATGAATGGGCTAAAAAAAGTAGATTTCGTAAATGGCAAGAAGGATTAACAGGATGGAAGTTTTGGACTTGGCAAATAGTAGGTGGAATATCATTTGTAATTATAATGGAATTCATATTAAATAAAATAGGCATGACAATGTTGCCATGGAGATAAAAATGATTAAACTGACAAACATATTAAACGAAGGCAAAATAAAAAATATAGATATATGGTTTGAAGAAAGCAGAGGAAGATTTTACAGAACAGTAGTTGATGGTAAAAAAAGGGTTAAAGGATGGGATAGCTGGAGAAATGCAGAAGAATCATTATCTAAATTATTAGGTTGGAATATTGGTTTAAGAAGTATGGAAGAAAGACAATTAGAAAAAGCTGCTAAACAATTAAAAAAACAAGGAATTAAATTAACTTGGGACGACTCAATGGATGTATCATGATTAAATTAAAAGACCTATTACTAGAAAGAGGAATGTTGAGTATATTTGATTTTGACGATACTCTAGTTACCTCTGACTCCTGGGTTTATGTAAAAAGACCAGACGGTACAGAAATGCAACTTGACGCAGCTGAATTTGCAGTTTATACTCCAAAAAAAGGTGAAACTTTTGATTTTAGAGACTTTGATAGAAAACTTAGAAATCCAAAATTGATAAAAAGAAATGTTGATTTGTTACGCAAACAACTAAGTAAAGGTGGCCGAAAAGTGACTATATTGACTGCCAGAAGACTTGGTGCACCGATAAATCATTTTTTTAAAACGATAGGCATACGACCATACATAATACCTCTTGGTGATGCAGATCCTCAGAAAAAGGCAGATTATATCGAAGCAGAAATAAAGAAAGGCTATAGTCCAATATATTTTATGGATGATAGCAAGAAAAATATAGATGCAGTAAATAAATTAAAAAAGAAGTATCCAGAAGTGAAACTGGTTACTAAATTAGTTAAAGCCAAATAGTATTTATACGATAAATTTGATATTTATAGTATAGGGAGAGAATAAAATGAACTTAAAAAATATATTAACTGAAAGAGAATTTGTAGTAATAGACCCAAAAGGTAATGCAAAACCTGTTGGCATGAAAATACAAGGTGCACAATATGTTAAGAAAATGGGTGGGCCTAGAAAAGGATACCATTTAGTACTTAAGAAAAATGCAATGAAAGCTAGAAGAGCAGTAGAAAAGCATGGAGCTACATCTTCAAAAACTCAAAATTTAATGTTTGATTTAATGTATGAAACAGTTAATGAAGCTAATCAGTATAAAGATGTTTCAAATAAATTTAAGAATGCATTGGACGTTATGCCTGAAAAATATTTTAATAGAAAAGGTATTATTGCTTTAATAAAAAAACTAAAAGAAAAAAGACCAGACGCTGCAATGGCATATGCAATGGACGCTTTTGGTTGGATGCCTGGAATGAAAAAATAATGGAAAAGTATATTTACAGAGCAAAATTAGAAAGAGTAGTTGATGGTGATACTGTTGACGCTCTTATCGATGTCGGTTTCGATATATGGGTTAAGAAAAGAATCCGTTTTATGGGAGTTGACGCATGGGAATCTAGAACTAGAGATTTAGAAGAAAAGAAAAAAGGACTTGCTGCAAAAGCAAGAGTAATCGAGCTACTACAAGAAACATCTTCAAAGCCTGGTTATTTTAGATTAAAAAGTCATGGCGTTGGAAAATATGGAAGAGTATTAGGAGAAATCTTTATACAAGATGAAAAAGGAAAACAATACAATATAAATGAACAATTAAAGATCGAAGGTCATGCATATGAATACTTCGGAGGTAAAAAGCAAATATTTAAGGGGTAAACTCATGGTAAATTGGATAAACGGATTTAAAGCGGGAAATAAAAAAGAAAAATATAGTCTAACATTAAGAATTGGAACATTTACAGCATTAGAAATAAAATGGTGTCCTTGCGACGATGGCTGTACAAAATTTAGATTTATGATATTGAATTTAGGGTTTGAATTATGAAAAAACTAATACTATTATTTACACTAATACCAACATTACTATTTAGTCAAGGTAGTTGGATTCATATACAATTAATGACAGACGATTATCCATCTGAAACAAGTTGGAACATTACACCTCCTGGTGGTTCACCTATTATTATAGAAAATGATAGCAATATGTTACCTAATACAATGTATGATACTATTGTTCAACTTGGTGGTACAATCATTGCAAGTATATATGACCAATTTGGTGATGGCTTAAGTTCAGCTCCTTTTGGAGGAACTGATGGTTGGTTTATGATTAGTAATTCTTGCCAAGATACTTTAATGTATGT